ACGGAATCAACTCTCTTTCCAATTTCATTAAAAGTACCCTTGATCTGATTTACATCAGTTGTTGTGGCATCAAGAGACTTCTTTAGGTTAGCAACTTCATCACCAAGTGACTTAATTGTTGCTGTTAGATCGCCAAAGGCATTAGTAACAGATTCCTTGATTTCTGCAATTGCATTTGCAATTACTTCATCAGCCTTAGCAGCATCTTCTGCTGCTGGTGCTTCAGGAGTCTGAATTGCATCTTCTGTTGAAGATGTAGCACTATCTTCTGAATCAGACTTTTCTACTGCTTCTGGAGTTGCTTCTGCAACTACTTCAGCCTTTTCTGCTTCTTCTGTTGGTTGTGCCTCTGGAGTGACCTCTGCGGATACTGCTTCTGCTTCTGCAACTGGTGCGTCAACTACTGCTGTTGTATCTTCTGACATAGGGTTTACCTCCTTTGTAATCTTAGATGTATTAATGCCTTTAGCACTATCAACTAAGAACTTTATCATGTTTGCTTTTTCTGAGTCATTCTTTTCTACAAAACCAATGTTTTTCATTTCGTTACCACTGACTGGGCTAACGTATGTTTCTTCATCAGAAGTTAAAACAATTCCTGTTTCTTCATCATAGAAAACATTTTCTACAACTACATCTGCAAGGTCACCCTTAATTGTATCTACTCCGTCAACCTTTTCAACTGACATAATACTTGCGAACTGATTTGCTGGGGAATCTACAAGACTCAACTCAACAAGATCATAGTCCTTAATAATTCTAATTGACTTATCTAGTTCTTCGTTATATGCATCGTCCCACTTATTCATTCTGCCCCCAATTGAAAAACCAGTGTAGGTTCCATCTAGAACCTTTTCCCATGCATCTTGTGCGCCTTTAGAAATATATGTAGAAACATAAACACCCTTGTAAAACTTCTTTGATTCTGGATCAAAATATTTTTCTTCTTTGAATGAGATCATTTTTCCAACTGCTGATGGCTGATGCATTTCACGAATGTTTCCACGGAATTTTGCAAAAGCATTCATAGATGCTTCTGTAGTTACAATGTCATATTGCTTATCTACGTTGTCAAGAGAAGCAAAGCCAGAAACAATTCTCTTCTCAGTATCTACTTTGCCAAAGGGCATTGATAGACGAACATTGTCGCCATCAGTGGTCCAAAAAGCCTTATTTATGTTCATATCGTATTCCATTATACCAAATGTTTATAAAACATTCTCAACTATTGAGATGCTCTACCTTCACCCTTCGGATTACGCCCAGAAACAGTTGCGGAGCCATCAGACTGGTTATTTGCTCTTTCTGCGTCTCTTGAACGATTACCATTTGCTCTTGCATCTGCTGCCTGTCTTGGGCTTAATTCAAGGGGTGTATCCCCGTGATCCGACTGTGGCAAGTCAAGAATTTCTCGTGCCTCATTAGGAAGCATAATCTGATTCTTAACGTATCTTTCAAGAATTTGGGACTGAGCAATCTCATCTGTAAGCGTAAGTTCATTAAACTTAAACTGTAAAATATCAGTCTTTTCTTTAATTATTTTGCTAATAATTTTTTCAAGGTGCTGTTGCTCTGGCCTTGAAACTTGCTCTTTAAATGTACGGTCTTGAGATAATGATGCTGCTATAGCACCTGACTCAGCCCCACCAAGTTTTGAAATTGGAACCTGGTGAGCAATCAAAATATCATCACGGTTTTGTCTACGATACTTTTCAAAAGAACCTTCTTGCACACCATTTTCAATTGGCTCCATCTTAAATTCAACCTTAGACTGATCACTGTCTCCAGGAAGAGGGATATAGAGAGTTCTATGAGACTGTGATTTTAGTCCAGTCTGAAGGAATCTAAACATTTTGTCTTCTGCGTCTGAGGATAGTTTTGCACCCTTAAGAGTGATTACATATCTTGGTACCGCCTTATTTTCAAAATAATCAATATTGTACTGTGAAGCAAGTTGATCACCAATTAGTGATGGAAGTGCTGCAATAATATCTGGAACTCCATAGTATGTATTTAGTGGAGAGTAATCCTTAAAGTGAATTATTTCATTTGGACGGTTATCTGCTGTTAGTGGGTTTTGATTCTTTGCACCAAAGTTGCGGAAGTAAACAACCTTTGGTCCAATAATCTGAACATATCCATCACGCAATCTGCGAACACGAATTGTGGTTGAGGGAATATGACCAACATATCCAATTTCTCCAGTTACTGTTCTACCTACTTCTAGGTATCCATTTCCTGTTGCCTGAAGATCTGTATAAACTTTTTCCATAGTTCTTGTAAAACTATCGTCATCGTTTAGTGATTCTAGCCAATCACGAATTTCTAACTTTGCTCTTTCAATACGATTACGAGCACGAGAAGTTGCTGCTTGGTCTGCATTATTTTCAAGGCTCATCATTGTGCGATCTGTTACATCAAAACGATAACCAAGACCAACAACATTTTCTACCTTGGCATCAATTGCAGCATGATTAGCAAAAGATGTATCATAAAAATTTGCAAGTTCATAAAGATTATATGGGGGAGTAATAACATCAAATAGCCCATAGCCATTACGATAAACCAATCCAGGATTAATCGCCTTTGATCCAGAATCTTTTAAGCCTTTAGGGTCTGCATTTGCTGAATCAAGATACTGTGTACTAAGAAGATTAATATTTGCATTTGTTGCAAGATATCCTTCTTGGGTCATTGCCTTGTTTACTTGTCTAGTGACACGACGTTTAAAATTATCTTCCATTCCCGCTAAAGTTTTTAATTCATCCCAAGACTTATTAAATGGATCGCTATTTTTAAATTGACTTTCAGGCTTTTCGTTACTGCCTAATCTTGCCTCTATATAATCGCTATTACTCATCAAATGCGTCCTTGCCTGCTTTGTTAAGAGTCTGCTGTGCTGCATGCCATGCACCAAGATCATTCATAGACGGAATTAGTCCAGACTTCATGCGATCCATTTGCTCAGAGTGCTCTTCATCAGTAATTCTGGTAAGGCCAGGAACAAATACTGCTTCACCGTCACCCTCATCACCATAATATTTTGCTGCTGCCTTTAATTCTGCAATTTTTGTAAGGTCATTACGCATAGATTCAATATTAAGAACGTTTCCACTGCCATCAGTGAACCATTTTCCATTTGATTTCTTATATACGTATAGTCCCCAGTTATACTTCTTTTCAATTACCTGCCTACGAACATTTTTTACCATAGGCTTGCCAGTTTCAGGGTTAATTAAGGAATCCATAACCATCAGTATACCATATTAGACTGGAGTTTTTACTATTGTCTGCCAAACTGTATCTGAGTATACGGTTATTTTGTCAGCGTCAAACGACATTCCCTCTGAATCATCAACAATAATCTTATTAGTTCCAATATATGCCTTATAAATCTCATCTGGGTTTGTGGCATATAGATTAGAAGATGCTATTACAAGAACTTCCTGCCAGATATAATCATTTACCCAATATTGCCAGTCAAGATCTATTAGGCCATCATTTTTAATTTTAATCCAAGGCCTTGTTATGTATTTTTGCAACTGTTGCAAACTATTTGCTTGATAATAAGATATATTATTAAAAACCATGGGACCGTTAAGATTAATTGCGCCAACATAAGAATCAAAATTTAATGAATTAGAAAAAGAAATTCCAAGAGATAGCCACTCACCTAAATTTATTTTAGGCTCTCTAACAAGATTTCCATTTACATAGTATGCAAGACCACTAAAATCTTCTCCAGTTAGCAAACTTCGTGCATATATAGTTCCACGATTCTTTTTTGTTGTGTCGGCAACAAAGTAAAACTTAATTGTATCTGTTTTGTGCTTAACCTCAAAAAGTTCTAGAGCCGTACTTGGAAATTCTGGTTCATCATACTTTAACCATAACTGAATTGCATTAACTTGATAAGTTAAAGATTTTGAGTCGTTTATTGAAATTGCTATTCCACGACTTATATTAGACTCAAATTCTCCACGAATCTTAATTCCAGAGTCTTTTGTTAGATATAGGTAAGGACTGCTACCCTTATATATACTAAATGGATTTTTTGTTTTATAGTCAAAATAAATTCCAGATTTTTTATAAGGAAATAAATTAATTCCAAACCTTGTTCCAATTGGATTAAAAGAGTTGCTATTTAATGCCTGAGAAATTATTTCTAATTTTTTAATCTGAACAGGCTTTTTAATAATTCCTTTTACATTAAACTCAACATGAGTTACAACAGCAAGATCATTAAAGTCTATAAGTTTACTTGGATAAATAACAGTACCATCCATTACTTCAAATTTTGTTGTTGTCCAATTTGGATAAGAATCAATATCTACTATATTGTCAATATGTATCGGTTCAACTGTTGTGAAACTGCTTTGTATTTTATTTGCACCATCTGATATATATTGAAATGTTATATAAGTTTTTACAAAAGCATTTTCAGTACTATAATATTTTTGTGGGGAAGTGATTTGTTCACCTATTGTTGAAGTAGAAGGATAATCAATATTAAACTGTAAAAAATCAACATCATAATAATCTATTCCGTTTTTATCTTTTATGTATTGACCAAAGTATGACAACGGTACATAGTCTTCCCAGTATCCAAAACTTGCAATATCAAGATAGTATGAATTATATTCTTGTACTGGTATTAATGTATAACTTGCTGTATGATTTATAATTTCAGATGCAGAATCTATTGGAAGAATTCCAGTTAATTGGTCAAAATGATTTTCAATTTCTTTAGTATTAAAGGTTGTAGAAAATCCAAAAGAATACATTTTTCCAGTAAAGGAGTACAGTGGATCTTCTTCTCCAGCAACATAAAGTTTTAATCCATTTCTATTTCCAAAAAATGTTGAAACATTTCCTCCAAAATAACTAGATAGTTTATCTATAATAAGTCCAGCAGAAAAAATATCTCCAGATGTTATTGGATCAGAAGTATATATCTGCTCTTCAACTCCATTATAATTCATATAGTAGTAAATTTGATCATTATCTTTTCTTACGCTAAAATAATTTCCAGTTATAGAATTATAAATCTTAAACAAAGTTTCTTCCGAAGATAAATTTTCAGAACTAAAAACACCAAATATAGCATGAACTTCATCATTGATAACGTTAAAAGAATTAAAATTTATATAAGAATGGTTATTATCCCATTCTGAATTTGGATTAAAAGTAATAAACTTATATTGTCCTGATTGAATTTCTTGATTATCTACATAAAGTTGGTCTATTGTTTTTGTCCCAGTAAATATTTCTGGTAACAAATAATTTGGTGTTGTTAAAGATGTTGTTGTTGTCCCCAAGTTATCAAAAGTTCCTTGTGACCATTTTGCAAGGTTGGGATAAGAATAATTTGATGTATAGTCTGCAAAAGGGTAATCAATAAAAGCAGAAGTTCCATTGTATGCAGAGTTTATTGACTCTGGAGAGACAACTGCCTGTCCATATACCCATCTTCTTTTTGCAACAGTTATTGGAACTTGGTATGGATAAATAGCAACACAGTCAAGTTCAAAAGGAGACACATCTTCATGTGCATAGAAACCAAGCCAGTCTTGATTTTTTCCATTTTCGTCTAATTCATTTGGTAATATAAGGCTATTTGTATTTAAAGAAAAAGATATAACTTGTTCTCCATTTATTAATAAAGATGCAGAATCTTTGATTAATCTTATTTGTATTAGCATTGGTCTAAACCATTCACCCACAAAATGTGAAGCAAAATTATTACCAATTACAAGAGTTAAAAACCCTCCATTGACATAAAGCCCATCTGTAGATGCTATTGGTCCAAAAATTCTTTTATCTGTATATGAGTTAGAACTTATTCTTGTCCAAAACTCTACAGTGTAGTCAAGAAATTGTCCCTTTTTATTTAAAAATCCTTTGCCTGGAATAATTAAAGATGCTGAAAGTCCGTGACTTAGTTTAGTAACGTTTGCTGCCCCAAAGACTAATGGCAAACTTGTGTTTCTTGCTAATAAGTTTGTATCTGCTATATAATACCCAGGATCGTTATTGAGTCCATAAGATGTTGCTTCTATTGCATTTTGTCCACCAAAATTTGAAACATATGAAGGAATTTCTACTGTATGCACTCCCAAAGATTTTACGTTAAATTCTTCAGACCACTGACCAACACTAATACCATTTACATAAAACCTGTAGGCTTCTGTTGTTGATCCTCCAGACAAAGTGGTGATCTTTAGGTATGCTCTTATTTCTGCACTTACATCTGGTACTTCAAAAGTATCTGATATAAAAAGCCAAGACTGTGTGGTATTGGTTTGAAATGTTTTTGTTTGAACAACGTTTAAAGAAGTAGAAGGATCTGTATATTCATATCCTATAGAAATTGACTGTAAATAAGCACTATCACAAAACACATATCCACCAACAGAAAAACTTCCAAGGTTGGCATCCAAACTATTTAAACTTATTAAATTTGGGCTAACTATAATAATATCGTTAGTGGATCCTGATGGAACATCACCTTCTAAAATAGTGGTTGGGCTATCTGGAAAAGGTTCATCAGTAATAGAGGTTCCAGAATACGCTATACATCCAGTTAAATCCCAGTACACATCAATTTCTCTTTGTGTCTCTGTAATTAAACTAAGATAGTCAAGTTTATCGTCTAGAGCCCACAAACCTATAGGGTGTTCTGAAAAAACCTTTTCTGCATATAAGTTTGATGGGGTAGACATTTTTCTCCTATCCCACTATTATAGCAGGCTAGAAATTAATATAACTTAATTTCACAAGCGTCTGTTGAACAGTATGCTTCACCCTGAGCCTCAAGATTTTCTACACCATCATAAATAGCAGACCAGTCAATCTTGCCAATCTTGCCAACATAAGAGTTGTATTCTTCTCTTGTGATTTCTGTATATGGCTGCTGTGGATATGTCTTATTTCCCATTGGAAGGAATGAGACTGCCTTTAGTTGGCCCTCGTACATATTTAGTGCTGGGGCAACAAACTTCTTCTCTTCTTCCTTGTCAAATGAAAGTGTTACAGAAACACCATTATCTGACCAGTACTTTTGAGCAGTTGCTGCCAAACCAATCTTTTCAAATAGGCTAACCTGCTTCTCAGAACGCTTATGTCCTGATGCAACTGGGAAATATACTACTGAGGTATTTGCTGATACTAGATCATCTTCAATCTTGTACCCCGCTGCTTTAAATAGATGAAGCATTGGATCTTGATTACCAAAACGAATAGCACGAAGATAGAACTCTCCACCAGGTCCCCAGTGAACTCCAGGTGTAGCACCAGAAAGAAGTGAAACAGATCCTGATGGTTTAACTGTTGTTACACGAACGGATTCACGAACACAGAGCCACTCTGAATATGAATGATCATATTTACGAATTGTATTATATCCTTCATCCATCCATTCACGAATAACTGGAAGGCCGTGCTCATCAGCAAATGCAGCAATACCTGTAAGGGATGTACCAATACGGCGATTACGTTGCATAATGCCGTTTGTTTGTTGCCAATGTGTTGGCATAAGTGTTACAGTCTTTCCATAAAGGTAAGCAAACTTTAATGTTTTGAGGAAGTCCTCCTTGGATTCATGACGATTAAGATGCACTTCTACAAGTGTACATAATTCGTAACTTTCCAATGGCTGCTCCGCACAAGGATTGAAGCCCATAATGCGAGTGTCCTTATAATCAGGAGCATCAGCAAGACGGCCATAATTACGAGCAACATCAAGCCAGATAAAACCTGGTTCTCCGTTGTCTGCAATTAAATCTACATAGTCTTCATATTTAGTCTTCT